ACTTGGTGGCAACGGCATTTGTTGGTACAGTTACGGTAACAGTTACTTAAAGGAGTCTAGTATGGACAAGAAAGATTTAGCTCAAGACAAGAAGATGATTAAGTCTGCTGTTGGTAAGCACGAGAAGAATATGCACCCCGGCAAAAAGCCTACGAAGCTTAAAGCTGGCGGCCCTACAACCGATGACCGCATGCGCTTAGGACGTAACCTGTCCCGCGCCGCAAATCAGGGGAAATAACATGGCCAAATTTAGCAAAAAGATGATGGGTAAAGAAGTTGGCGACGCCGCTACTTATGCTGCACCGCACAAAATGAATGGTAAGCCTCTGGTAATGTCGACTAATCCCGGCAAAGATTCCAGCATCAGTAGCCTTAGCACCATGAAGATGAGTGTTGGTAACTACAACAACGGCCAGAATGAAACTAAAACTTCAGGCATCAAAGTTCGCGGCACAGGCGCAGCAACTAAAGGCTTGATGGCACGAGGCCCGATGGCATGAATTACACCGCACTCAGCGCTGCTATTCAGGCGTACACGGAGAACACGGAAGCAGATTTCGTGGCTAATATCCCTGTGTTCGTTACGCAGGCTGAGCAGCGTATTTACAACTCGGTGCAGTTTCCATCTATTCGTAAGAACATGACGGGCGTGGTATCTACCACCAGTACATACTTGTCCGCGCCTGATGACTACTTAGCCTCGTATTCACTGGCTGTTATTGACGCCGACGGCAACTATGAGTACTTGCTGAACAAGGATGTAAACTTTATCCGCCAAGCTTATCCTAAAGCTACAGATACAGGACTTCCAAAGTACTACGCTTTGTTTGGCCCTACTGTTAGTGGTAGCACAATTACTGACGAATTAACGTTTATTCTTGGCCCAAAGCCAGATGCCAATTACACAGTTGAGTTGCATTATTACTACTACCCAGAGTCCATCACGGTAGCGGCAGATGGTCGTACATGGCTAGGTGACAACTTTGATTCGGTGCTTCTATACGGCTCTTTGGTTGAGGCTTACACCTACATGAAGGGTGAGCAAGACATGATGGCGCTATACAACGGCAAATATCAAGAAGCTCTTGCGTTAGCTAAACGTTTGGGCGACGGTATGGAGCGTCAAGACGCTTACCGTTCTGGTCAGTATAGACAGGCGGTGACCTGATGGCGATTGTTCAAACCCAAACTACATCATTTAAAGCAGAGCTTTATCAAGGCATACATGACTTGACGACTGACGTTATCAAGATTGCTCTGTACACGGCTTCCGCTAATTTAAACGAAGACACAACGGTGTACAGCACAACTAACGAAATAGCTAACACAGGCACTTACTCTGCTGGTGGGGCACAGTTAACACCTATCACGGTATCGTCTTCTGGGTACACAGCCTATGTGGGCTTCCCCAATATCTCTTGGACTGGGGCTATTACGGCTCGGTGCGCATTGATCTATAACTCTAGTCAAGGCAACAAATCTATTGCTGTTTTGGATTTTGGATCTGATAAAACATCCAGCGTTACATTTACAATTACCATGCCGGTAAATGGCCCCACCACCTCGTTAATTAGGAGTTCAAATTGATTGTTACAACAACCAAAGGCGAAATGGACGAATCCCTGCTTGAAAAAAAAGAAGGCTCCGTTGATAATGATATTGAGTACACAACTTGGGTTGAGTACTGGCATGAGGGTGAACTTGTTCACCGTTCGGTGCATGTTCAATTGAAAAAATCGGTGGGGCTAAAAGTAGAAGCCGCATCTTTCGGTTAATTTTTAAAGGGGCCTCAAATGGCAAATACACAATCAATGTGCACCTCGTTTATGGGGCAACTGCTCAATGGCGGACATCAATTTGGATCAATTACGCTTGTTTCGCGCACCAGTTTGACCGCACCCACTATTGATACGTTTAAAGCTGCGTTGTACTTGGCATCTGCAACAGTCAATGCTTCTACCACTGCTTACAGCTCAACAGGTGAAGTATCTGGTGGTGGGTACACTGCTGGCGGTGTGACGCTTACAGGCTCACCTGTATGGAATGCGCCTACTGCAACTAATTCGTCTGCAACAGCAGGTGTTGCATTTACGACGCCTACTGCTTCGATCACGTACACCACAGTGACTTTGACTACCGCGTTTGACGCGGTATTGATCTACAACTCTACTCAAAACAATACGGCTGTTAGTGTCCACACATTTGGCTCACAGACTGTAACTTCTGGCACGTTTACGCTGACAATGCCTTCAAATACAACAAGCACTGCGTTGATTCGTTTGGCTACAACCTAATGTGGGCGGCGGGGAAACCCGCTGAATAGCCAATGTTTGGTATCTCCGCGTTTGCCGAAGCTCCATTTGCCTCGCTTGCGGGGCAGACAAGAGACGTTGCTCTTACCGGCGTTCAGGCATCTGGCGCGGTAGGAACAGTCGCAGTTGGTGCTAGGTCTAAGGCCCTAACAGGCGTAGCAGCTTCGGGTGCAGTTGGCACAGTTACGGAAACTAATAACCCAACAGAAAATGGCGTAGTTGCCGCAGGTGCAGTAGGTTCCGTCACCCCAAGTAGAACTAAAGCGCTTACAGGCGTAGCAGCTACGGGCGCAGTTGGCACGGTTACGGTTGCAGCAAGAAGTATCGCTCTCACGGGTGTATCAGCTTCGGGTGCAGTTGGAAATCTTACCGAGACTAACAGCCCAACAGAAAACGGAGTAGTTGCAACAGGTTCCGTTGGTACGGTGTCAATGGGTGTCCGTACAGTTGCGCTTACAGGAGTTTTGGCTTCGGGCGCAGTTGGAAATGTTACCGAAACTAATAACCCGACTGAGAATGGTGTAGTAGCTACAGGCGCAGTAGGTTCCGTTACCCCAAGTCGGACTGTAGCGTTGACTGGTGTAGCAGCTGCGGGTGCAGTGGGCACAGTTGCGGTTGCCGAGAGGTCTTTAGCCCTTACAGGCGTAAGCGCATCCGGATCGGTTGGTAGTGTGGTTGGAGAGCGCTTAATAGCTATCACAGGCAATCAGGCGATGGGTGCTGTTGGTAGCTTTGGTGTATTTTTCTGGTCATTAATTGATGACAGCGAAGACGCAAACTGGCAAAATATAAATAACACGCAAGCATCTGGATGGGCTTTAGTTGATGACAATCAGAGCGCAAACTGGCAAAATATCGACAACACTCAATCTTCAGGTTGGGGCGTAATTAACGATGAGCAAACGCCAGACTGGGAATTGGTTGATACAGTCTGAAAAGGATAACTTATGGCTCTAGTTTTAGCAGATCGCGTTAAAGAAACCACTACCACGACTGGTACGGGGACAGTGACGCTTGCTGGCGCAGCTACAGGGTTTCAGTCTTTTGCTGTGATTGGCGACGGCAACACAACTTACTACACGATTGCAGGGCAGACTGGTAGTCAGTGGGAAGTTGGTATTGGTACGTACACCCTTTCTGGTACAACACTTGCCCGCACTACGGTTTTATCTAATAGCGCAGGAACACAACCATCGGCCCTATCATTCTCCGCCGGTACAAAAGATGTGTTTGTTACGTACCCTTCTAATAAATCGGTCAACTACAACGCCTCTAATTTGTTGACGGTTAGTGATGCCGCCTTTACACTTCAAGACAATACTGACGCCACCAAACAAGCGCAGTTTGAGCTTTCTGGTATTACTACGGCAACAACGCGTACTTACACTTTGCCTGATGTTACTGGCACGGTAGCCCTACTGAGTGGCACGCAGACATTTTCCGCTTCTACAACATTTTCAACTACTACTGGCACACTAAACTTTGGTTCAAGCCTTAGTTCTGGCACGTTTACGCTGGGCGGCACAGCAGGCACAGGCACTATCACATTAGGTCGTTCAACTGGCAATCAAACCACAAACATTCAAGCGGGTGCAACGGCATCCGGCAGCACAAAAACAATTAACTTTGGTACTGCTGGTCTTTCTGGTTCAACCACTACCATCAGCATTGGCTCTGCCGTATCTGGCGCAACATCCACCGTTGCAGCCAACGGCGTTTGGACTTATAGCTCATATGCAAACATTGAGGCGTTGTTTGAAGCGGCTACAATTACAGCGTCTGCTCCAGCGGCAACCACAAACTTTGATGTCATTACGCAAGCGGTTCAGTACTACACTACCAACGCTTCGGCCAACTTCACGTTCAACATTCGCGGCAACAGCGGAACGACATTGAACACCATCATGGCTACGGGGCAATCCTGCACGATTGCGCTTTTGGTAACTAACGGCGCAACAGCGTACTACCCTACGGCTTATCAAGTGGATGGAAGTTCGGTTACTCCAAAATGGCAAACCGGAACTGCGCCCACGGCGGGTAATGCTAGTGCGCTTGATGTGTACGTTTTAACCGTAATTAAGACCGCATCGGCTACATTTACGGTATTGGCTTCACAAACCAAATTTGCATAAGGATTATCATGGCAGCAACGACGACTCTTTTGGGTTTAGTCACCCCAACACAAGGAACGCTCTCTGGCACATGGGGCGACACAGTCAACTACGGTATTACTGATTACCTTGATATTGCTATTGCGGGCACATTATCTTTTGCAGGGGATGGCGCTATTACTTTGGCTAACACCACAGGTAGCTCGTCAGGAAACGCAATAACTTCTAC